CTGGCCGCGAATGCCTTCTAAAAGCTTGGCCATTTCGGCCTCGATAAATTTCAATAATTCCTCTGGATTCATGATTATTTTTGTTTAAGATTTGTAAATATAACTGATAATTTTTGTTTAAAATCTTCAGAGTTTAGAGTGGCACGATTTTTCAGTGTGTTTTCAAACGAGACTAAAAACTCGGTCGGGTCTTGTATCTGATATTTAGTTAACAAAGATAAAAACTTTTCGATATTTTTTAATGTACTATCGCTAAATTCATAACTTAGCATTTTTTCAAGTTCCTTAACTGATAATGTCGGAGTGTTTGGATTCGCCCCAAAAGCAACAACGCTATATTCCCTCAGTTCCCACTCTTTCACAATGTTTGCCTGCATTTCATTATCATAATAATTATCTATCATGATTGCACCAATTGAATGTTCTAGGCTTCTATCGTTTTCTTGAAAAAACATATAGTTTGCAAATACATCTTTTGCAATAGTGTTCTCAAGATTAATCTTTGATACCGCGACTATGTGCTCAGGTGTTATTTTGAACTCAATCGGCAATCCGATAACCTTGTGCGTGTCATGGAAAGCAAGATGTTTTATTTTTGAAATGTTGTTTTTTGTCGTTCGATTGAATGAAGTAGGGTCTGAAACGTCTCCATCATAATCAATATTATTGAATGCGTTGATAGCTATTTCAACAATGCCATGCGCTTTTTCAATGCCTAACAGTTTATTGCTGATATCTTTAGTTTTATATATACGCTCTTTATTTTTCATAAAGTTATTATTATCGGTTTTGTGATAAACTGCTCAGAATCTGCTAAACTATAACCTAATTCAATACACATTTTTAGTGCCGATTCGTATGTTATAACGTTATTTTTTAGGCTTTCGTTTATAAATACGATATTTTCAATGTTTAGTTTATCAATCTCAGATTTAACCTTTCTATCTTGCTGTAAGGCTTCGATACTTGATTTGTCAATCTGTACTTTTTGCTTACTACCTTTTAGCCCAAACACGTCGTTTAAACCTGCTAAAATTGTTTCAAATACTGGAATTATCGTATTTTCATAAATTACCTTTCGAGCAGTATCATAATTATTGAATGTGCTATTCGCTAATTCATTCAAAAGAATGATATTATGCCCTAATAAATCTGATAAATTTATCTTCTCTCTTAAAATCATTGAATCAAAATCTAATTCTTTTGGGCTAAGTACTGTTTTCTGATATCTAACAGGGTAAGGACTAACAAAATACTTCTTTTGTATTTTAAGCATTCCGTATTCCTTAAGTGCCGATTGTATATTATCAGTATCCGAAGGCGAAAAGATAGTGCTATCTGTGCGAGGTTGCTCAGGTGAAATTATGCCATTTGCGCCCCTATTTATCGCAAACTCATTTTTGCTTTCTGAAATAGCTAAAAGGTTGTCAAGCGAATCGGTGGCTGCTTTTAGTCTGGAATTGCCTAAAATTGAATCCTTTAGATTTATACCTGATTCGTTTATGATAAGCAGCCTATCTATATCAATTTCAGTACTAATGCCATTATCAATAAATTCTATCTTTTCTATAATATCAGATAATTTTTCAGCTTCATACAAAGTTATTCGATTATATTGGAGCCGAATTTTAACTTGGTCAAATGGTAGAATGAAAATATCAGTTTTATCTATTCCGATTTCCGATTCGTTAAATCCTGAAGGCTTACGAAAATATAAGTAAAGCACCTGATACAATCTGAATTGCTTGTATGCCATACTTATAAACTCATTGTATGTTTGCAAGTAGTTAGGTTGATTAAGCTTTGCAAGTGCCCTGCTATTGCCTTGCAGCCTTATTTTACTGCACATATCCGCTTGCTGATCTATTATCGCACGAAGTTCAGGAACTCTATTATAATACTCTGATAAATTCAGCCCATATCTAACAAATTCATAGCTATTATATGCAGATGTTTGAGCGATTGGCGTAATTATCTGGTTTGTATTGCCATTAAAAAAGGACTTTATCCGCTTAACAATATTCATGTATCAGATATTTTTTACAAATTTATGCAAAGTTATCTAATATTCAAACATAAACAAAAATAAAAAAACCTTACTACTATGCATTAAATAGTACTAAGGTTTTAAAAATATGTGGCTGTATAGACGTTAGCGGCAACTTAAAAAGCCGCTCAATGTCTTTGGTCGCCACCAATACACTTTATGTTTATTAAATTCCTTTTCAATATCAGGAAATAATGAGTGACTTAATCTACACCATCCATTTTTGTTTACATATTTTTTTACCTTATCCCAGTTTTGAGAATAGGCAGCTGCTAGCACATTATTTGCATCAGTGTGAGTGGAGTGCTTTTTATAATCTGTATACATATTTTAAATTTTGGTGTAAAAAAACAAAATAACCTTATATAATTTGTTAATGAAGTGTTATATTTTTCTCATTCCGTATGAAAAATAATAACATACGTAGCGAAAAGAATCCATGAAATGATTATTTGAGTCAATAGGTTCATCTAAATATCGACTGGAATTGTAGCCACCATTATATGAAACGTTTTCCCGCCACGTATAAGAAGCGTACTCATGCCATGCATTTGTGCTTCTTGATTGTAGAAATATCGGATATTTTTTCATTAACTGGATGCCCTCGTAAATGCTATTTGGTTTTTTGAGTGCCTGCATCGCTTGTAAACCTGCTTTGCGTGCATTTATGATGAAAGTCTTATCATTCTCACATATCAGATAATTTTTATTTATCTCGTTTAATTCTAAGATTTTATTTAAAAACACGTCTGTAGTTAAGCCGCTTTCATAAATCAATTCAGCAACATAAAAAGCGTGGCCAGTGAACATAACTTTCACTAATACCGAAGGATCGTTAAAACCCAAGTCCACACCGTAGGCAATAAACTTGTATTCTTCAGGCCAAACTTCGAAGCTTTTCCAATTGGTGAAAACATTTCCTTCATATTGTGCCCTTTCGCCTAATCCGTAAACTTTCCACTTAACTAAATCCGCGCTACCCTTTGCAATGTTTTCCGGCGTTGGTTCGTAGCTAAGAATAACTTTCCTTTGGCTTTCTGGAAGAAATGGATTATTAAGCTGGGTACTTCGCATAAATAAAACATGCTTATCTTCAATCAGCTTATAAATATAATGCTCTATTTTGGCAGGGTTATAATCCAAAATAAACATTTCAGCACCTCGCATATTCAGCTGGTCAAAAGTATCTTTATCCGATTCGATTGCTTCATTAATCCAAAATAGGTCATGTTTCAATCCGTGTAGCCGTTGCTTGTCATCTAAGCCAACGAAATAGATTCTATTATTGTTAAGTTTATAAGTGTATTGGCTTTTATCTTGCCTGTGCAATGACTTTGAATATAGATTCATGCTTTGCAGCACATCAATAAAATCTTGTATTACTGAAGCCTGCAACCATGTGAATTTTGCCCTTGCTATGGTAATGCGTTTTCCCTGGTTTACCTGACAATATAACACAATGAATTGAATGATTGAATATGTCTTACTTGAGCGGCTGCCACCCTCAAGAATAATGCCCCTGGGTTTTTTTTGGTAAGATTCAATAAGAAATTCAAATACTTCAGTAGCTTGTATATTGGGAATTGTCATGCGTTTTTATGGCAAAGGTACATAATTTACATTATGTTAAGTTCGCTAAAAACAAAAAACCCGCTTTTTAAGGCGGGTAATCGTTTCTATTCAGTTGTTTCCGTTTTTATGTATGGAACTGATACCTCCATGTTGGTAATTAAAACTTTTTTCGGGTTTCCCTGGCTCATATTTCCAGAAGCAGGCTGGAAATATGCCATTCCGTCCTCACCTTTGGAAACATAATAATTGTCCCCATAAGATAACTCCATATATAGCTCGAATGGAAATCCGATTTTTGATTGAATTTTTTTGTACCCAAACCAAAGTTTTTTGCCGTCGGCGATTCCTCCAGCATATGATTTCCAGATATATTTGTTTAGCCTGTTTTCTTTCACTTCTTCGGCAGTCATACCGTTGAAGTTTTTGTTTTTTTCTGAATAATACTGAGCCTCTTGGCGTCCGAAAATTTTAAAAAGTCCCATTTTTTTATTTTTTACTGGTTTATATTTTGGGGCTTTCGCCCCGTTGTTTACATTACTGGAATCATTGTTGCACAACGTTCTGAGTTGCGGGTTTGTGCGTCCGCGCTGCCGTTGTTGTCTACGTATTTGTAGACTTTCTTTCCTACTGCCCAGCTAAATCTTTTTGGGGCTGATGTAATTGTGTAAACCTCCGTGTAGCTTGATGGCATTTCGTCGAACTCATACCCGTTTATGCGGGTTTCGGTTAATTCGGCGGTTGCGGCGAAATCTGATTTCCAGCAGTCGTTTTGTGTGTTTACTGAAATTTTTACTGTGGTGTTTTTTACATTTTTCATTTTGTGCGTGTTTTAATGTGTGTTTGTTGTTTTAAGTTCTATTGGTGTTTAGCCTTCAGGTTTGTAAGTTTCTTTCCGGTTTTGTTTTCGTAGAACTCTATCCGGTGTAATTCAGAACAGTATTTTTGATTGTGTGAATTTTTCTGAAAAGATACGTTGCAATGCTGACAAATGCCAGTGCCAAAATTACCAATGTGTGAAGATGCATTAACGTCCGTTTGAACGTCCGTTAATGGGTTGCTTTTTTCAATCTTAAACCCAATGTTTGCGCTGCTTTTTAATTGCTTTTGTGGGGTGCTTTTTTGGCTTGTGTACGGTGTATTCATTGCTAGTATTACATAGTGTGCATCTTGGGTATAATCTTGCAATAGTTTGCTTCTATTTGCCTCTGCTATTTGCTTTTTTACATCGTTAACGCTTTCCTGAAACATTAACTCCGGTTCTATTTCCTTACGTATCGAAACATAAAGTAAAGCGAGAGCAACAGTAACGGCAAATTGTATTGCCATTATGAAAGCAGTAAAAAACCAGTATTTTGAAGCATTCTCCGACATTTCTATATGATCTGTTTTTAGCTTTGCGGAGGTTGCTTCAGTAAGTTCTTTTAGTTCGCTTAATCTTTGATTTTCCAATGCTTCGAGCTTTGTATTTATTTCTGCTATCCTGGTTAATTGTGCATCGCTTAAGCCTATTTTTTTTCCATGTTTCCATGCTTGTGGGTTGCTTCTTATGTCGTTCTTTTCGGCTTGTAAATCGGCTTTTAAATTGTCGATTTTTTGGTGTGTATCGGCTTCGCTTTCGCTCTGAATGCTGATAATTTCAGTCTGTTTACTTTGTGCCATGCTTGCATGGGTAGCAAGTCCGGACGTTGCGAAGTGAAAAGATATTGAATAGAGTAGCAGAGCCGCTAAACTTGCGTAAATACCTGCTTTTGCTTGCTTTGTGCGTATCATTTTAGCCGCTCGTATCAATACATAAACGGTCAAAAATTCAATCAGAGCCAAAAAGAATAGGCTTGCAATAATTGCGGGTAGTGGGGGGAGTACTCTATAAGCAACGCTTAATAAATAATAGTACCCTGCATAGATACCTACTATGTTAGTGCCTATTTTCAGAGCCATTAAAATAACTATTGCAAAATTCCATTCGCTTGCTATGCTTTTACGAGCTGCAAATTTGGTTGCAATACTTTCGATAAGATTTGTTAACTTTGCCATGTGTGAAAAAATTTACTTGTTAGTGATTTTGAACATATTAGGGTGCTTACTTTCGAAGGGTGCACCCTTTTTTTTATTCCGATTATTCCGATTTTAAGTAGCTTACTATATCATGTTGGTTTACATACCAACGATTATTTTTCTTATACCCTTTAATTTTGCCCTCTCTCAATAGTCTACGCACTGTATACTCAGATAATGCAAGCTTTTGAGATACCTCTGGTATGGTAAGGAAGTCACTCAATAGGTCAGTGTTTTGCGGCTTTTTTTCTTTTTTCATGTGAATGTATTTTTAATGTTGTTCTATGCACAAAGATAGATGTATTTTTGGATTAATACACATAATGTGCAAAATATCTGTTTTTTTCATGTTGTTTGGGCTTGGCTTTGTATGCTTATACGTTGTATTGTGTTGTACAACATATTTACATTTCATAAACGGACGTTGTAGAATTGTAAAATAGTATTATATTTGCATCAAACAACTAAAGAAGCATCATCATCATGAAATACATAGCATATTACAGAGTATCAACAAAAGAACAAGGTAAAAGCGGCCTAGGTATTGATGCACAAAAAACCAGTGTGCACAACTTTGCAAAAGATGCAATCTTAGCAGAATTTACAGAGGTTGAAAGCGGTAAAAATGACAATAGAACCGAACTAAAAAAAGCTATCCAATTGGCACAAACTACAAATAGTACTTTAATCATTGCCAAAATAGACCGCTTAAGCAGAAATCTTACCTTCATTTCTAATTTAATGGATAGTAAGGTTAAATTTTTGGCTGTCGATATGCCAGAGGCTAATGAATTTACTATTCACATCTTTGCAGCATTGGCACAACAAGAGCGAAAAGTAATAAGCACCCGAACAAAATTAGCATTAGCAGAAAAAAAGAAACAAGGCGTAAAACTGGGTAAACCTGAAAACTTCACCAATTATGCAAGATTGAAAGGTAATGCAGTATGTACAGAAAAAAGCAGAGCAAACGAAAATAATAAAAAAGCGGGTGCAATGGCTAAACTATTGTTTAATAATGGATTAAACTTTTCACAGATAGCTAATGAATTGAATAAGAACGGTTTTAAGACTGCAAAAAACAGTACTTTTCAAGCTATCCAAGTACAAAGAATCATGCAGAAATTTACAGCATAATTTTACACACACAAAGCATTAACACACAGTATTTTAACACTGTGTGTTTTTTGTAAAACGTCTAAATTAGATACAATACTAACTATCAGATTGTTAGTGTTTTTTCTTTTGGCATGGTTGTATGTACTATTTCAATTTTTTCTATACTGAAATGACCTCCATTATATTTGGATTGTTCGTTTTCATCAGTTTCAACCTCTGGAGGTGGTGTTGGTATCAGCATTTTTGCAATCTGTATTATCATTTTCATTCTTTCGAACGGTGGCAAATCTGCATAGATAGTATCTAAGTCACCTATGTTTCTATGCAACCAATCCAATAACAAGGCTTTTGCTTCTTTTGGTGTTTTATTGGTAGAACCTACTACCCTCCCGCCTGTTTTTTTACCCTTCATATTGATATACTTTTTATTCCAATTATTCTAATTTTTACCGGATAGCTTTTCATTTTTCACTATCCGGTGCAACCTTTAAAAAACCTTTGTGCAACCTTCAAAAAACCTTCACACCTCACTACATCAGAACGGGCAAAGTGCCATATCTGAAACGGTATTTTTTTTGTTAGTTTCTTTTAGATAATCACTACTTTTTTTTACCGGATTACTTACTTTAATATCAAGTATTTGCAGAGCTAAAGCCGAGTAACTTTTTTGTAAAAAGATAGTGTATTTTATCACATGATTATCGGTAACACTGCAGTATGTTTTTGCCTCTGAATAGTCACACATCAAAAGATAAGTTTTTGTATCTGACAGCTCAAATTGTTTTGTGCTTTTACCTCTTAAAACATCGTTGATTGATTGTGTTAATTCTGTAATTGTATAATTTTTGTTTGCGGTGTGCTGATGGATTAATTCATACAATTCTTTGTTTCGTTGCTCTCTTTTGTTTTTTGGGGTGCTTATACTCTTGGCAGTATTTAGAGCTTTATCATGTGATGCCAATTGTTTGAACGTTGAAAAATTGCCCAATAACTCAGGGTGTAATGTCTTAGTGTACCAATACACATAAGTTTCAATCATTTCACTATAATTTTCATACAGTTTCGAGAGTTCCGGAGCAATGGGTGTATAATCGTATTCTTTGATATTTGGAATTTTGGCCAAAATTAGATTTTGCAGCTTCACATCTTTTGTATTGAAGAATACCCATTGCAAGAATAATTCTGTATAGAGTTTCAATAACATTATTATTTGGTTTTCAGCTTTGTTCTTTTCGCTTTTGGCTGCTTTTCTAAGTTCTGATATATCAGTATTACATTTTTCAATTTCAATTGCCTGAAAATCTACAAAGTTGTAGTTTGCTTTTGCATATTCAATAAGGTTTTCAATACTGGTGTTTCTGCTATGCTTTTGGCTTGCTTCATTCAGAATTGAAAATTCTGAAATGTGCCAGCTGTCACCACTTCGAAATAAATGATTCTCAGTGATTAATTCACTATTTCTCCTATCATTATCAAACACTGTATTATAATATTCCTTTATTCCTTCGCTTACATTCTTAATCGTTTGATAATGTGAAAATTGATTAAAATTAGTTTGCTTTGTTTTCCTGAAACAAAGTATTTTTTGTGCGCTGCCGATTCTATCACGTCCGAAGAATTGAATTGAATTTTCAATATTATTCGATTGGTTAACCACTTCCACAGCTTGCAACAATTCATCATCATAGATATTAACCCCATCATTTAAAACAGATGTACAAAGGTTTATCCGGGTGCTTAGTTTGCCGGTATTAAGTAGGGTTCTAAAGTGTACACTATCTTTATTCTCTGATGTATAGATATTCACATCTTTACCGAAATGCTTTGCAATGAGCTGCAAACTATCTTTACTATCCAATTTTAGCAACAATTTGCCCTCTGTTTTTTCTGCTAAGAACTTGTTTATTAGATTTATAGCAGTTTGAACCCCTTCGGTTTTTTGTTCTATGTACTGAATGTTCATTTGTGCAGCTGTGCTGATACGTACCGTACTGAATGATAGTAAATTAAATTCTTTTAATATCGGTTGTGGTGTTGCACTTAGTAGAATAAATCTTTTGTTTGGATTCGCTTGTATTAATAACTGTAATTGATTGAAAATGTTACTTTTGAATGTGCTATCTGTAATTAATCGGTGTACCTCATCAAGTACAATAATATCATAATATTGGAATACTTCATGCAACCGGTCATAAGTACACACCAATATTTTAGAATGTACATTAACTGTCTGACCTTCATACAATGCATCTATACCAGAGGCTTGTAATTGCTTTGCT